TTCATGTTATTTGGAAACTGCATCATTTCTCCGCTCATTCTTTCACCTCTAATTTCTTCAAGTCTTCAATACTCCAAGGTTTTTTATCTTCCCATTTAATAAAATCAAAAGTAACATTCTTAAAAATTTTGGTAGTGACAATGCAATAAACCCCTTTATTTTTATAATTATACCAACTATCATTATCTTTAACGGGGCATGTAGTAAAGGCTACAAGTGTTCCATCTTCATCTCTTGCGATATATTTAAAATTATCTAATAATATATCGAGATATGATTTTTCATTTTTCGTGAGAGTAGGTTTTTCAACATATTCCGATTCGCACCATTTTTTAATCTTATCGGAACATTTTTCATATTCTTCTACTTTAAAAATACATTTTTCACAATCAATACTTTCGCATGGAACAATTTCATTATTTGTCATAGTAATAGCAATACTATCTCCTCTACAAGCAATGTCAAATATTTCTTTGGCAAATTTTTCTTTGTTTTTCATTCATTCTTCCTCATTTTTTCTCTTTGTTACCTCTAAACCTAATTCTCGTTGTTTCTCTGCAATTCTTAATGGAATATATAATTTATGATAACCTCTTTTGCATACATCACAATTACCATATCCATGTCCCCAACACCAATTACAGAACTTATCAAATTGCTTCTTTAATGCATCAGAAGAATCTGTATTTGCAAATCCTTCCCAGATTATTTCTGTTACAAAACTTATGTTACTCACCCCTTTTCTTTGCAAATGAAAGACGCAATTCAATTCTTAATCACTTTTATATTTTTATTCTATACAAATATTTATCTCCTCCCTTTCTTAAAAACATGACTTAACACATTGTAAATTCCTTATAATCTACGTCATTCATTTCCTTACTTTCTTTCTAATTCTATTTACTTTCACACATAACCATTCAAAAAATAATTCATATATTTTTCGTTTTCTACTTCTATAAACCTTATTTAATTTCATTAGGCATCCTTCTAATATATTTACTTAACCATAATAATCTAAGCTTATTGGCAGTTTCGTAATTGCAACCTCTAATGTATTTACTTAACATATCTATAACGACATCATAAGACTTAACATTATATAATCTCATAACGTCCATTCGTGAACTTCTTGAAATATGAGAAATTAAGCTATCTCTTTCTTTTTCTAACTGCATAATTAAAATTTCATTCATCATTTACACCCATCTTCCATAAACCATTTTCCTTTTATCTAATGTCATATTACATAAAATTCTTGAAAGATAAACAATAATCCACTGGATATCTTCATCTATGTCTTTCTCATATTCCTTGATTTTCTTTTTGATTTCATCTTTATTTAAATGTTCTCTTTCAATTTTATCCTCTAAATCTTCTTTATTTTCTTCTATCGCATAGTCTCGCCAATATCCTTTAAAATCCCATGTCGACACAATAAAATAATATAGTAGAACAGCAATTCCATTTCTTGTTATTTTCCAATTACCATCCTTCATAGGAACAAACCAGTCATATTCTTTAAATTGAGGATTATATTCTAATTCTTTGATTGCATCCATCAAAATTCCTGATTTTTGTTTACTACTCTGATATTCATTATCAATTTCGAAATAACTTCCCATTATCATCACCTTAAATTACATCTTCCTTGTATTCAGACATAT